TATGACGACATCCGGGACATGGTTTTGTGTATGTATCCCTGGAGCTTTACCCTAAAGAAAAGCCAGCTTGCCCGTTTGGTAGATACCCCGGCATTTGGCTGGAAATACCTTTATCAATTACCCGGTGATCGCATCGCTGGCGTTCGCGCCGTCCATGCGGATGACACCGTTAACTATCCGGCCACCGTTGAGTTTGACGTCCAGCAAGATAAATTGCTGACCAACATTGAAGAGGCCTGGATCGATTACCAATACCGCACACCTGAAAGCGAAATGCCTAGCTATTTCGTCAATTTCTTGAAGTACGCCCTGGCCGCTAATTTTGCTCAGATGGTAACTGACCAGCTTACAAAAGCTGAGTATTACCAGCGTTTAGCATTTGGATTGCCGGAAGAGAATATGCGCGGCGGATTCTTCCGCCAGGCAATGACCATTGACGCACAAAGCCGTCCGTCCGTTACATTGGATAACCAGGACGCATTCCCGCTTATCAATGTACGGTTTGGATAATGCCACGTTCAGTTCTCATTCAAACCAATTTTGTAGTCGGTGAATTGGACCCGCTCTTGCGCGGCCGCATTGACTTAAATCAATATTACAACGCACTTCAAAAAGCTACTAATGTAGTAATCCAACCCCAGGGCGGCGCACGTCGTCGTGAAGGTTTGCAATACATTGACACTTTGCCGGCTAACCTGGCAAGCCAGGCACTTAAACTTGTGCCGTTTCAATTTAACGTACTTGATTCCTATATGTTTGCGATCGTCCCTGGGCGCGTTTACATTTATAAGAACAAGGCGCTTATTACCAATATCAACGGATCAGGCAACAACTACCTGGCCGTGGCCAGCTTTACGTCCGGCGTTATTCCAGGACTAAAATTTGCCCAGTCAGCCGATACAATTATTTTTGTCCAAGAAGATTTAGCGCCAGTCAAGTTTGTACGCGGCGGGACTGACGCGAGCTGGACCGTTTCGACAATTGCGTTTGATGAGATCCCGTCGTATGCCTATACGCTAACGGTGACAACTCCAACATCCGGCCATCTAACCCCATCGGCAACAAGCGGCAACGTTACCCTTACGTCGCAAAATTCGTTTTTTGCAACGAGTGACGTTGGGCAATATATCAATGCTGAACCCCAGGGACGGGCAAAGATTGTGCAATTCGTAAGCAATAATAGCGTCAAAGCCATTGTTGAGATTCCGTTTTTTGATACCAGCAATATCGCCCAGGGCAACTGGGAGATTGAGCGCGGATATGAGGCGTCCTGGAGCGTAAGCCGCGGATGGCCAAGATCAGTAACATTCCACGAAGGCCGTCTATTTTTTGCCGGTGCCAAGTCCAGGCCAACCACCGTATGGGGATCTCGCGTATCGGATTTCTTTAATTTCCAATACGGCGAAGGATTGGACGATGAAGCCGTAGAGGCAACCATTGACACGTCGCAACTCAATACGATTACCGATATTTATTCGGGCCGTGACTTGCAAATCTTTAGTATTGGCGGCGAGTTTTACGTCCCCCAGGCAACCCTGGAACCAATTACGCCGACTAACTTTATTATTCGCACGTCAACCAAAATCGGCGCAAAGAATAATTTCCCAGTTATTGGCCTGGATTCCGGAACCTTGTTTTTGCAACGCCAGGGCAAATCCGTTAACGAGCTATTGTTTACCGATACCGAGGCAACCTACATTGCCAATAACGTGACATTACTATCCGGACACCTGGTCAAGAACCCAGTCGATATGGCTCTTAACCGGGCAACGTCAACTGACGATACCGATCGTTTATATGTCGTTAACGGCGATGATGGAACGATTATGTGTATTTCATTGCTGAGATCGCAAAGCGTTATTGCACCATCGGAATTTACAACTGATGGACTATTTAAGGCCGTGGCCGTTGACGTCAATACGGTTTACGTCATTGTGGCCAGGAGTGTCAATGGATCAACCGCCTATTACGTTGAAGCATTTAATCGCGATCTGACAATGGATAGCGCTAAGTTTGCTAATACTAGCGGCGCATCTGCATCTATGTCTCACCTGGTAGCCAAGACAGTTAAAGTAATTCGCGATGGCATCCTGGAAGCTGACAAAACGGTACCAGGTGGCGGCACAGTTACATTCTCAACGGCCGCAACTGCATCCTGGCAAGTCGGTTTGAATTACAACATTAACCTAAAAACTATGCCAGTCGAGGCAAAGATGGCGTCGGGTAATATCCGCGGATTTAAAAAGCGGATTATGGAGATCAATGCGGATGTATTTCAAACCCAGTCAATGACTATCAATGACAATCCTATTCAGTTTAGACAATTTGGATCGAACGTATTAGATACGGCAATTCAGCCATTTACCGGAGTTAAGAAGGCCGGCCCATTGCTAGGATTCGATAAAGAGGGAACAATAACGGTAACGCAAGGCGAACCGTTAAAGTTCAATTTGTTAAACATGGAATTTAAAGTTTCGATAGGACAATAATCATGGAAGTCGCAATTGCCGCAATGCTTGTAAGCGCCGTTGGCCAATATCAACAAGGTCAAACGCAACAGAAAATTTATAATGCCCAGGCACAAGCCGCTCAACAACAGGCGGACTTTCAAGCCCAGCAAGTAACAATGCAAGGCAGAACCGAAGCCATTCGCGCCCAGCAAGAGGGACTAAAAACGTTGACAAACATTAACCGAACAATCTCTACGGTAAGAGCTAGAGCTGGCGCCGGAGCAATTGATCCGTTTGGCGGATCGGCTGGCTCATTGCAAACATACGCATTGCGTGAAGGTTATACCGAGTTCAATATCTCCCAGGAGAATGCAAAGCTGGCCCAGTCATCCGCCGGATTCCAGGCAAATATCTACAAATACTCAGGCCAGCAAAACGCAAATATTATGCGCGCATCCGGTGAAGCCGCGGCCCAAGCTGGTATGTATCAGGCAATTGGCACAGTCGGCCAGGCTGGCATGATGTATTCATCTGCCGGCGGACCCAAATCTAAATATTCACTATTTGGATAATAATCATGGCCGATAGACTTCCACGATACCAACAAACCGGCATAGCGATAGATCCGTATCGCGCGGCCGCTTTACCCGCAATTGAATATGCGCCACTAAGCCGCGAAATGAGAAATCTTTCCCAGGCACAACAGGGTGCATTGGATCGCGTTATTACATTTGCCGGCAAGATTGGTATGGAACAGGCCGAAGAAAAAGGTCGGGCATCCGTACAAACTGCTGAACAGGCTCGCCAGGTATTAGAAGATACCCAAAAAACCGGTATGCCGCGTAGTGTTTACGATAAAGCCGCTTATGACCAGGCGAATGAACTTGTTGCATTGCAATTGCAAAACGATGGTCGCAGACTTTTAAGCGAAAAAGTTAACGCATTTAAAAACGATCCTAATTCTGACCCAATTCAGTTTTTAGCAGAAGCCTCTGACGTACGAGACGGCCTGGAATCGCTGACAACTTTATTGGATCCAAAGCTAAAGGGTCGAGTATCCAACGATTTGGATCGTATTAAAAATGTCTCATTCCTGGAAATATCAGAGCGTCACAATGACCGTGTTGCCCAGCAATTAAAAGCAACAACGCTGGCCGGTTTGGAGCAACGTAGCCAGGACGTAATCAGGATTATGAGTAGCGGCGTTGCAAATGCTGAGACTATGCTATTTCAGGAATTGCAAACTATTAAACAGTTTGGAATATCCGGCGGATTTTCTCCCCTGGAGATTGAGCGCGAAATGCAAAAGATTGGCGAGCAAGCTCACATTGCGCGCTTTAGAAAAGAATATGAGAAAGCACCAAACAAAGCAGAATTTTTAAAGCGGGTACAAGCTGATCTCGGAGCCGGTCCCATTGGCGAGCTATACGATAAAGAAGGTAATCCACTCAAACAGAATCGCATTACCCGCGGCATCGATGTAAACCGCATGGGCGCCCTGGTCAATGAGATCGAGGCAGACTTGCGCGCCAGGGACGCACAATTTAGAGCATTGCGTACTGAATTGAAAACAGACGTCACAGAATCATTGCGGATTATTTCTCTTGGCCAGGTGCCAAGTGAAAGCGTAGTAACAGAGATCCAGGGCCGCGCCCGTCGTTTAGGATTACCCGACAATGATCCGACAATGCGCCAGGTTAACTATTTGAGCGTACTGCGCCAGCAATCAATTGCGTTTAATAAAATGTCACCAATTCAATTGGGTGACTGGATTCGTGATGCACAAAGCAAAACAACTGGTGGCGCAACACTAGAACAAGCAATGCTTATTGATGTAGCGCAAAAATCCTTTAACCATAAAACCAATATGCTGGAGAAGGATCCAGTCGGTTATATGAATCAAACCGGTGCGGCAGAAGTTAAAACCCTTAACTTTGCGGCTTCACCAGTCGATTTAGTCAAGCAAATTGGCGAGCGCGTAACGCAATCCAAATCGTTTGCGGCCAGCATGAATGTATCGCCAAAATATTTCTCCCAGGATGAAGCTGGTGCGCTTACAACATTCTTGCAAACCGCTACTCCCGATCAGCAAATTGTATTGCTTGGCGTAATGAACCAGGGATTCGGAAAAGATTCAGGCAATGCTATGAATGAGCTTTCCAAGTTTGCTCCTGAGTTTGCTCATGCTGGCGGACTGGTTATCTCAGGTGCTAACAGACAAACCGTTTACGATGCGCTCAATGGTATGCGTCAAGTCCAGGCTGGCAATAAACCGTTTGAAGGTACTGGCGACGCGGCAACGAAGAGAAATGTTATCGCCGATCAACTTGGCGGCGCTTATGCGTTCGCACCTAAGACACGTGCCGCGATTGTTTCAACTGCTAACAATATTTATACCCAGCGCGCAATCGTGGCCGGCAAGACAGTATTCGATGAGGATATGTATAAACAAGCATTCCAGGAAGCATCCGGCATGACCATGGCAAAAAATGGTAAAGCATACGGCGGCATCATTGAGTATCGCGGCACACGGATTCCAATTCCGAATAACATTGCTCAGGATAGTTTTAAGGACATCATTAACCGCGCAACGTATGAAGATTTTGCCGCAGTATCTAATGGTTTACCCGAAGATGACCAGGGCAGAAAATTTACAATAGAGCGCTTGCGTAAGGGTTATCCCGCATTTATTGATACAAATCGTGCCGTTCTTTATTACGAAGATTATCGCGGCAAGACAAGCCCATTGGCTTTTACTATCAAAGACAAATCCGCCCTGGTGGTCGATTTCCGTCAATTAGCTGATCGCGTAAAACAAAGAGAAGGCATTAAATGAGTTTCGTTTTTGACGAACCAAATCTATCGGCAACTCCTTTTTCACCATTGAAAGGTGGGGAAGATACTGGTTTCCTGGAAAACTTTAGCGCCGCGTATCAATCAAACCTAAAACTAAACAGGACCGATTCGCGCAGTATCAATCTTAAAGAGCAATGGGAACCAATCATTAAAGAGGTCCAGGATAAAACTGGTAAGAAGTTTTTTAATCCCAGCAATTACCTGGGTCAGATGACGGCCCAAAAGGGTTACGGGGAACAAGCCTATAACGGATACTCAAAACAGATTTTTGATTTCATTAAGGAGCGTCCTGAGACATTTCCGGATCTAATCAACCTGGACAACGACGCCTTATTTGAGCGAGCAAAAAAGAGTGCTATCAAAGCTGGCGACGTTAATGCTGATGTAGCGGCACGTCAAACACTTGGCGGATGGTTTGGTGATATGGCCGGCGGAGCTACCGCCGTCTTAACTGATTTGCCAAACATCGCGATTACCGCTGGTGATCTATACGTTACCAGGGGAGCTGGTACCACAATCCTAAGAGAGACATTGCGCCAGGCAGTATTAAACGGCGGCGCAGAAGCAGTCACACAAATCGAAGTGGCGGACTGGTACAAAACCCTGGATCTTCCATACGATTACAGAACATTCTTAACTAACGTAGGTACGGCCGCCGCTGGCGCTGGCATTATTACGGCCGGCGTTATGGGTGCAAAGCCAGCATTTCAATTTACCAAGAAACAACTGATCGATGGTATCGAGGTACTGAACAAGGCAAGAGCAACTCGCGAAGGCCGTCCGTACGAAGTAGATCCTGACGTCAAGATGATTAAAGAGCTTGACGAGATCGATGCAAGCGTTAACCAGGGCAACGTATTAAGAGACGATGCCGGCAACCTAGAACACAATGCTCGCGTCGATCAATCGTACGACGCAGTATCGAACGGTGATTCAACCAGGATCACGGCCGCACCGCCGGAAAGTCCTATCAATCGTCCGAAAGATATATTTTTTCACGACAACTTAAACAACGAAATTTTTGCGTACAAGCCAAAAGACTTGCTAGTCGATGCCGAGCTATTCCAATTTAAAGCTGGCGGCGATGTCATGGGCGTTACCGAAAGATTAAAAGATATTACCAAGTGGGATCCAGTTAAAGCAAACACGGCAATCGTTTATGAGTTTGCCGACGGACGTACATTTATCGCTGACGGCCATCAACGCCTGGGACTTGCAAAGCGTTTGCAAGAAGCAGATCCGACACAAGATATTCAGATTTACGCATTCAAGATTCGCGAAGTCGATGGATTTGATCCGGCTTATGCCAGGGCAACGGCCGCCGGCAAGAACTTGGCAGAAGGTACTGGCACACTAATCGACGCCGCCAAGATTCTTAGAGATGCACCGGAGCTGATTAAGTCATTGCCGCCCAGGTCACAGTTTGTAAGACAAGCAAACGAGCTATCTCAACTTGGACCCAAGGCATTTAACGCCGTGGTCAATGATGTAGTGCCGCCACATTTTGGATCTATCGTCGGCCGTTACATTACTGACGAGGCCCAGCAATTGGCCATCCTTCAATTATTGCGCCGCCTGGAGCCAGCAAATGCAGTCCAGGCCGAGCAAATCGTACGCCAGGCAAGAGAGGCCGGATTCGTTAAAACCGAACAGGCCGGTCTATTTGGCGATGAGGATATTGCAGAAAGCCTATTCCTGGAGCGGGCCAAGATCCTAGATCGCGCCATGAAAGAATTGCGTAAGGATAAGCAACTATTCGAGACATTAGTCAAGAATGCAAACGATATTGAACAGGCCGGCAACACCCTGGCTAAACTAAGCAACGAAGAGAAAGAGGCTATTTATGGCAAAGCGATCGCTATCATTGAAAATAACGCAAACGTCCGGGGACCCATCTCAGACAATCTCACCCGAATCGCCAAGGCGTGGAAAGATGGCGGCGGAACCAAAACTGAAACTTACGTCCGCGAGTTTACCGAAAGCGTCCGCCGAGCAATTGAGGACGGGAGTTATGAAAGGGTACCAAATGGCGGAGATCGCGGCGATCTCACAACTCCGGCGCAAAGCAATCGCTTCGCAGAACCAGGCGCAGACGAGCTAAAAGGATTTGATGAAGGCCCCGGATCGATTGGCGCTAAGAACCAGGGCGACATCCTGGAAGGCGATCTACTGGGAGATATGCCCAATGCCGGCCAGGCGATCACCGTTGATGAGTATGTAGCCAAGTCATTAAACGAAGATGATCTTGCGGCGCTGGATGTTGAGGCACAAACAACGTTGCGTAATCTGTACCAGGACGCCGCATTACGTAAAGAACAGTTTGACAATATCAATCGCAATATTGCCAACCTGGTTAATGCTGAATACAAAGCCGCAAACTTAAAAGGATCTAGTCGTGCAGTAGAAAAGATTGTCTATGACTATGCTGGCGACGCAACCATGATTAAGGATTTATTGCGCGCTACGATTATTGTTGACAACTTCCAACAAGCTGGCGTCGCACTAAGAGAATTGCGCGGCCAGTATCGCGTACTCGATAGCGGATTTAGAAATCTACTTGATCCAAAAGTAAAAGCCCTGGATGGTGGTTATCGCGATATTAAGATGAACGTTGAAATTGACGGTCATATTGCAGAAGTGCAGATTAGCATTCCTGAATTTATGACAGTCAAGGATAAATATCATGCGATGTATGCAGAGCGCGATGGCATCTTGCGCCGCATTACAGATGAGAATCGTCAACCTACTAGAGCTGAACAATCACAGATTGATAAGATGAATGCCGAGATGGGCCTGGCTTATGATGAGGCGTTAGCGGCAGTTCTTAATCGCTCGAACTCGGCCTTGTCAACTGGCGCGCCATTACGTAATGCTGAATCTGCTGGGAAAGGTCTTGGTGAAGATTTATCCCAGGCCGCGCAAAAGCCAGGAAAACCAGGAACAGAACCTAAAGTTACCGGGATTCCTTCAACGTCGAGAAACTCTACTTTTTTAGATGATTTCATTAAGGACACTCCTGACTTAACTCTAGCACAGATCGGTACTGGTGGCAAACGCAATGCTGATTTGATGGACCTGGAAGTGCCTATTGCGGAAAGAATCGACCCAGTAACCGGTGAGAGAATATCGGAAGTGCAGACTGTAAAACAAATTTTAGACGACTTTGAACAGGACAAGTCTATGTTAGAGCGCTTAGTGGGGTGCGTTAAATGAGCTTTAGAGAATGTATTACCAACGGCGAGAATGAGGGAAAACTCTCAGGGGACCAGGCCGCCAAGGCCAGGGGCTTATTTGACGAGCTAGAGGCGGAGTATGCCAAGAAGATGGATCCCATCCAGGCTGGCACCCAGGCGGCGAAAGATACTTTTGACGCATTGCAAAAAGAGGCCATTGAAAAGAAACGCGTCAAATTGTTGCAAATACGCAACTGGCAGAAGATTAGCTTTGACTTAAATCAATATGCTGGCGGAGAAAGTTTAGGAAAAGCCGCCCAGGCATTACTGGATCGCGATGAGTTTGCTAAGTATTCCAACGTCGAAGCCAGGCGCAAGGCCGTACTCGGTCAAATCTATTCCAAGATGGATGATGTCCTGGCAACCTTTAGACGTCGCGGCGTAACCGGTGGTCTAGGTAATAAAGCCATGGCCAAGGACCTGGTACGCGAAGTGTTTGGCGAGGATACCGGATCGGCCGCCGCGAAAGAATTGGCACAGTCCTGGTCAACTGCGGCGGATTATGCCCGCCAGCGCTTTAATGCGGCCGGTGGTGCCATTCCAAAACGTAAGGATTGGGGTATGCCTCAGATCCACGATTCGATGCTTGTACGCAAGGCTGGACGCGAAGAATGGACTAACTTTATCCGTGAGCGCCTGGACCTGGAAAAGATGATCGATGAGCGTACCGGGCTTAAATTTACCCCGGAACGCCTGGAGCTGGCCCTGGCACAAGTATTCGATTCCATTGCGACGGAAGGCTGGAATAAGGTTAAACCATCCGGAGCTGGTAGTGGCCGCTCAATGGCTGGCCGTCACCAGGACCATCGATTCCTGGCGTTTAAGAATGCAGATTCCTGGATGGAGTACCAGGAGAAATTCGGCAATCCTGAACCGTTCGTCACCATGGTTAATCACCTGGAAGGAATGTCCAGGGATATATCGATGATGGAGATACTAGGGCCTAACCCTAATGCGACGGTCCGGTATATCCATCAAACCGTCATGCAAGACGCCAAACTGAAAGAGGCGAACAATCCGGAAACGAAGATGGTCGAAAAGGCCAACGCACAACTGGGTATGTTTGATTCAATGTACGCGATCCTTAATGGATCAACGGCATCCCCAGTCGATGGAACCGTTGCCAGGGGCTTTGCCGGCTTGCGCCAAATACTTCAATCGGCGCAACTTGGCGCGGCCGCCGTCTCTGCTCTAACCGATATTAACTTCCAGCGTATTGCCGCTAAGACTTCCGGCATACCCGCCGCTGACGTCATTAAACGCGTCGCCGATAACCTGGTGCCATTGAACATTGACGAGAAGGGGCGCCTGGCATCTCGCCTGGGATTGATCGCAGAAAACTGGACCAGCGTCGCGAACGCCCAGGCACGATTCGTCGGTGATATGACTGGCCCTGAAATTACGCGTCGCATCTCTGATACGGTCATGCGGATTACTGGCTTATCTCCCTGGACCCAGGCCGGACGCTGGGCATTTGGCATGGAGTTTATGGGTTATATCGCTGACAATGCGGCCAAGAAATTTAAAGATTTGGATCAACCACTCCAGGACACTTTGAACCGGTACGGTATCGGCGAGGGTAACTGGGACGTGATCCGTACTTCCGGGCTATACGAACACGAAGGTGCGACATTCTTACGTCCGGAAGAGATTGCTTTGCGGACCGACTTGCAACCAGGAAGAGCTGACGATCTAGCGACGCGATTCCTGGAGATGATCCAGTCCGAGACTGAATTTGCCGTACCTTCTGCGTCAATCCGTGGCCGCGTCATGCTGGTAGGGGAATCCCGCCCTGGTACATTTGTCGGTGAAATCTCCAGGTCGTTCGCCATGTATAAGAATTTCCCGGTAACGCTACTCAATACCCACGTCATGCGCGCCGTGAATGCGGAAAACTTCAACAAGAAGGGCGCGTACTTTGCTGACCTGGTTATCTCGACTACCCTATTCGGCGCCCTGGCAATGCAACTCAAAGAGATTACCAAGGGGCGCGATCCACGTACAGTAATGACGCCTGAGTTTTGGGGTGCCGCATTACTCCAGGGTGGTGGACTAGGTATCCTGGGCGACTTCTTATTTAACGACGTTAACCGTTTTGGCGGCGGACTAGAGCAAACCATTGCCGGCCCGGTAGTCGGATTCCTGGATGATACGCGCCGCCTAACAATCGGCAATGTCCAGGAATTAGCAACTGGCAAGGATACCCACTTCATGCGGGAGCTGATCTCATACGCCGGACGCTATACCCCAGGGTCATCCATTTGGTATTTGCGCCTGGCACTAGAGCGTCAAATCCTGGATCGCTTACAGATTTGGGGTGATCCGGACGCTAAACAACGAATGCGGGAAATCGAAGCGCGTTACAGACGAGAAACTGGCCAACGCTATTGGTGGTCCCCAGGTGATACCGAACCCGAACGCGGCCCGGACTTTGAACGTTTAACTGCGGAACCCCCGCCAAAAAGGAAATAATGATGGAAAAATCTTCCAGTTTAAGGTATAAATTATCAGGAGAAAAAAATGGCTGATTTCCCAATATCACCCGTAGTGAGACGAGTAGTCTATACCGGCTCGGCTGGTACTGGACCCTATGCGTTCACCTTTGAAATATTGGCGCAAACTGATATTGACGTTTATGTCGATGCAACTCTAAAGACATTAACCACGGATTACACGGTAACGATTAACTCAAACGGTACCGGCGCAGTTAATTTTGTTACTGCCCCAGGATCTACTAAGCGGATCACAATTGTAGGCGCCAGGGACATTACCCGCGCATCGGATTATGTAACTGGTGGCGACTTTACTGCGGCATCGCTTAACGTTGAGCTGGATCAGCAAACCATCTTCAACCAGCAAAATGCGGAAGCCTTGGGTCGTGCGATCTTGGCTCCAGTCACGGACCCAGCCTCGATCAATATGGTGTTGCCGGTGCAAACTTCCCGCGCTGGAAAGATCCTGGCATTCGATTCTGATGGTAATCCCGTAGTCGGAGAAGAGATCGGTAACTGGCGTGGTAACTGGGCCGCTGGTCAAGCCTATACCGTCCGTGACCTGGTAAAAGATTCTAGCAATGCAAACGTTTACCGGGCTAATACGGC